TGATTTAAATGGCATATATAAATAATCCTTAATTAGTAATATTTATATAGATTATAGGTACATTATGGCAAAGAGTTATAGAGGTTTATATAGACCAACCAATCCAAAGAAATATGTTGGTAATACCAAGCAAATAGTATATCGGTCATTGTTAGAGAGACGTTTCATGCGTTACTGCGACTTAAATGAAGATATATTGTATTGGGCAAGTGAAGAATTACCAGTTAGATATTATAGTCCACTAGATAAGAAGTATCATAGATATTTTCCAGACTTCATTGTAAAGACAGTAAACAATGAAAAGTATATGATTGAGATAAAACCATCAAGGCAGGCAGTAAAACCTAAACCACCTAAAAAGAAAACAAAATCATACATGAGAGAGTCATTTGAATATATCAAGAACCAAGCAAAATGGCAAGCCGCTAAAGCATATTGTGAAGATAAGGGTATGCAATTTAAGATTATTACAGAAAAAGACTTAGGTCAATATTAAGCACTAGCAGTCGCTAGTTTGTCGTGGTATGAATCAATGCCTGTGTCTAATGAACCACTATGTACATCTGTTTGATTTGCTACTGAGCTGTTGTTTGTATTGTAATTATTATTAACAACAGTTATTGCACCTTGATCGTCTGTTGCTAAATCAGGTATTGATGTAGAAGGCACTCTTAAACTAGTATCTAAACCACCTTCGCCTATAACATCTGACATATCTAAATCTGGACTTTGAGTTACAGTTCCTTCTCTCTCAGCTAAATTCATATCTTGTTTTACAATTACATATTTACCTGTTTTTTTATTCATAGCAACTTTTACTTGATCGCCTATCCCTTCAGCAATCGCCTCTGCTCTACCTAGCATAGCTGTTTCTAAATTTTTGCCACCTGATTGAAGTACACCGTCTTTAAATATATTATCACCACCAATTTTTTCGATACCCTCTCGTTCATCTGACGCAATTTTCTCAGCAACTTTAGCGTCACCTGTTAGAGCTTCTGCTTCTTTTAATTCTGCTTCTGTAGGTTCTATATTGAATTTGATTTTTTTCTTAACAAATTCTGGTAAAGGTAATGCTTCAATAACACCGTTTACTGCACCTTTTATTGTGTTACCTATGTTGAGAAAGAAATCTGTTATTGGACTAAACATGCTTCTTACAAAACCTAATATTCTACTTGGTAGACCTGTTACAAAATCTTTTATCATGTTAAAACTATCAGTAAAGAAATTGCCTATTGTTGTAAATATATTACCTATAAAAGTAAAAGCACCGTTAACTGCGTCTGTAATTGTAGTTTTTGCTGTGTTATATGCATCTGTAAAAAATTTAGAAATATTAGTTGCCAAATCTATAAAAAAGTTTTTAATATTAGTTATGGTGTCATTAACATATTGAACAATACTGTCATATAATTTTTTAAAGTCAATACCCATTGCGTCAGCAAGACCACCTAAAAATTTCTTTGCTCCATCAAATATTTTTTTAGGTAAATCTAATAAAAAACCAAGTAAACCATCTTTTAAACCAAACATTCTATTTAAACCACCCATTACATCACCCTCAAATATCATTTTAAATCCATCTATGACACCTTCGACAGCAGTAACAACTAGTGTCAATGCACCACCAACACCTTCTAATAATTGTTTAATCAAAAAATCACCAACTCGTTTTAAGAAGTCAATCAGAGGTTTAAGTTTTACTATAATTTCTTTAATCTTATCTATAGCAGGTGCCAATGCAGCTGCTATCTCATCTGAATATTTGTAAACTAAAGTAAAACCTAATATTAATGCACCTAGAGGACCAAATCTACCAAATAATTTAACTAACATTCCACTTTTACCAAATATTGCAATAAACGGCGCCATCAGTTTTTTGAAAAACGCCAGACCACCAACTGAAGCTAGTATAGCACCGAATATGCCTTTACCACCTCCACCACCTTCTTCATTACTTACTACTTTTGGCAAATCATCTGTTTTACCCTCATCAGGATCTAATTTTTCTTTATTTGCTTCTGTTTCATCTTCTTTTAATCTTCTATCTTGTAACTTCTCTAAAGCAAACATATCACTTATACCTTTAGCAATATCACTAATGCCTCTTAAAGTTTTGACTTGTATGTCTCTAATTTGTTCCAGTATTTGTACAGAGCTATCAGAGTTCTCTGCCAGTACGGCACTACCTGAAGCACCAACTAATGCGTTGCCTACTACTGATTGTTGTTCTTCAACAACTGATAATGCTGTTCCTGTTTCTGCCATTATTTTTGCCCACTTCTTACTTGCCAACCATAAAACATAATTTTACTTTTTAATTTCATGTAAAATCTAGTTATGTCTTTCTTTATTGGCATAAAGTAAGGTGTATTTCTTTGTCTGTTATTTCTTATCATTTGTTTTTCTTACTTGAACCTGTATATAAACCAAACCAGGCAGCGCCAGCACCAACAACGATACTGATTAACCCACTCTGTTCCATTGTAGGAGCAGCTAAGTTCATATACCATATTACACATTTATATAATAATATAATATACACTGTCAAGAATAATCTAGGGAATATTCTCCATGCGTCAACAGCTCTTGCCATGTGTATAATTTTAGCGTAAGGGTTAGGACCTAGGTCCTTAACGCTTGTGTCTACCTCTAAATCAACTTTTACTTTTTTACTGATTTCTGTTTTATCAGCAGGCACTACAATTTTTTGTTCTTCAGCCATTTTACCTCTTCTCTCGTTCTCGTTTTTCTTTTTCTTCTTTAATATATGTAATCAACAAGTTTACATATATCTCCCTTTCCCACGGTACCATATCATTTAATTCAGTCAATGAATATTTATGATGTTGCATTAACGCAAAATTCACCTGATAATGGTTCTCTAGCGTGTCATGTGACAGGGCTACCCGAAAAAATCGGAAAGACCTGATAACATAATCTTACTTTTTACCTTCGTTTTAGGGTTTTCAACTTCAATTTCATGCATTAATTTAGGCATAGTCTCATAAAATCTCTGTATCTTTTTAAAAGATTTACTATCTAAACTCTCTACAAATTTATCAAGTTCTTCTTTAGTATAATCTTTCGCCATATGTACCTTATCACCTTCAAAGATTTGGTATATACCTTCACCAATTATATTAAACAATGCTTTTGTATTATATTTACTATAATCTTTAGTAGGATCAACTGAAGCTAATGTAGGGTATTTCATTAACACACCTATATTCTTGTCTTCATCTACCATTATTTTGTTTTGGTGTTCATCATCTACTTGTACATCTACAGTAGATAAATCTAACTCAACCTCTGCATAATCTTTTTTAGTGTCAGGACATAAAACTTTAAGTTTTGCAATCTCACCAACTGATTTAGACCTAATTTGTAAAAATACATATTCTAAATCAAATGTTGGTAACTCATCTACATTTAATTGTCCGTATGTACACACATTAACAATATCTTTCAATGCTTGTACAATTTGTTTTTGTTCTTGCGACTCCATTGCTTGTAATAAAATCTTTTCTTCTTTTACAAGAAAGGGTCTATACTTTACTTTCACATCACTTGATGGTAATGTCAATTCAAAAGTATTTGTTTCCAATACTGGCAATGCCATAATATTATCTCCTTATTATTAACCAAAAGGTGGAAATAATCTTCCACCTGTAACTCTACCAATTGGTAGACTTCTTTTTGCTGTCTGTAGTACATCTCTTCCTGCTCTTCTAAATTCAGGAGGCAGTTTACTTAATATACCACCAAACAGACCAAAATCTGAGCTCGCTTTAATCGTAGGTTTATCACCTGAAGCTGCGCCTATAGTTGCACCATTGACTTGATCAATTGTTAAATTTACCCAATTTTTAAAGTTCAATGTTACTGGCACTTCAACTATGGTATTATTACTACCATAAGCATATTCAATCTGACTTATTGTTTGAGGATAAACTTCAAACAATCTTACTGCATATGTAACTCTAGCGTCATCATCTGCCTTAGCGTCAAACTGACCTAATTGAAATATGTCAATAGAACCTACATAGTCATCATAGTATCTCATGTCATGGGTCTCTGTGCTAAAAATCTGTTTCTGCCAGTTTTCCCAAAACATTCTTTGTCTTAAAAACTTATCACCAAAAAATGTTAATTCTATTTCACCATTAAAAGAATATGCGTAAGGCATTTCTCTTTTTGGTCCATATGTTTTAGCAGGTGCTGTATTAATATCTCTACTAGGTAAACTAATTTTGTTACACATCATTTGCATATTTTCACGCATTTGACCACTTGTTAAATCGTTTTGTGTATCTTTACTTAATTGTGATGGTGGTCCACCTGGTGTTGTAACTATTTTTTGTGGTGGATTTATTATGACGTAAAACCTATTTGGTCTTGCCATACCTTCACCTTGATTTATCTGTGCCTGAAATCTTTGTAGTACACCAGAACCACCAGGTTTTCTTTGTAATCTAGGATCTTTTGCAACATCAACTAATGACTTATCTCTTGGTAAGCCAAGTCTAATATCAAAGTTACCTATTCTACGACCACCTCTTAAAATTGCCATTATAGTATTTTTCCTTTATTTGGACCGTTTTTAATTCTATATCTTTGTGTGCCTGTCGCACCTATCTCAACTTCTTTTTTTAAATTTTTAGACAATTCTAATTCTTTCTTTTGTCTATTCATTTTGTTAGCGTGTTCAATTAATTGTTTTGTTCTATCTCTATCCATTAGTATGTCTTTCTGCTTCTAGCAAATACCGTGCCAAGTGAGGCGCCTTGAAATTGTGCAACTGGTAAATAAGCTGCCAATGCCATCTCATTAACATCAATTCTTAAAAAATTTGACCTTACTTGTGAGTATAGATATCTCTTAATACTCGCTTTGGTATATTTATTAGACTTTATAGAGTCATATGAAGCTTGAATTTTTGTTGATTGATCAAACTTTTTATTGCTGGCAAATGATTGCAACTGTTGTAAAAATGCAAATCTGGCACCATAAGGCAAATAATGAAAATTTAAACCTATGAAACCACCTTTAGCAGGTTCTAATGGTAAGACTAATGGAAATATATCATAATATGGTAATCTTGACTTTGTTTTCGGGTCATAGAAAAACATACTCATTCTACCAGCACTTGGTCTGCCTAACATTTTACCAGACGCAAATAGGTCACTAGGGCTACTTTTGTCTGAAATTAATGATACAGCATTTCTGTACCAACTAGCACTTTTGAGTTTGTTACCTTGTAAGTCTTTTAGTGGTTCAAATATATCTATTGCCATACCACTATTTATAAGAAAACCCCTAGCGATTTCTCGCTAGAGGTTATGCGTTAGGTAGAGAGAGAAAGGATTAATCTTCGTCTGCTAATTTACTAAAGTAATCGAGGGTATCATCCTCGTCACTAGCAGGCTTAGATTGACTTACCTTAGGCATTTCTACATTACTTGTGGATTGTTGCGATGGGAGGTCTACTTCATCCACAGTGGTTGTAGTTTGCGTACCCGTAATTACCCTATTCAGTTTCTCTTTGAGTTCATCATAGGTCTTAAAATTACTAGGGTCAACAAATGGTTTTAGAGGGTATTGTTTTTCCCATATCGCTTTGATGTCGCCATCTGACTCTTTCAATTGCGATACACCCTCAAATTCTGATTTATCATAATTCCAGTAACCATCAACTTTTCTAATTTTTAGTTTAAAGTTTGCACCTTTCCAAAAATCAAATGGGTTGATAGGCTTCTCATCTTCAAAAGCTGGTTGCATTGCTTCAGTAATC